CATAGTCCCCGGACGGTGAGATGATCTCGAAGATCATCCCGTTGATGATGTGGTTCAGTGGCGAGGTATCCCGGCCAGTCGCATAACGGATGCCACGATGTCCTGCGGCCCCTTGAGTGTCCACCATCCGTCTTCACCTTTCACGAGAGTAAGCACGTTGTTGACCTGGTTGCTTGCAGCAACCTCCACGCGCAGTCTGGCGATCTGACGACCGTTGAACTTACGCTTGACTTCGATGATGCCTCTAGGCATCGTACACCCCCTCAGGACGCCGGAGCGAGCTCCGAGATGTCGTCGGGAATGATCGGGTCGTGCTTACGCTTGCAGGTGTTACCGTCTTCCGTGACGGTCAGGACGGCAGTATCGTCGCCCATGCTCACAGAAACGGTGCCCGGCTTGTCCCAGTCCCGGTTCAGAACATCGACCAGGCTGGGAGCCAGGTCAAGGCCGACCGACTGTTCGAGGTACAGATCGTTTGCGAACTGTGCCTGAACGGTAGCCCACACAAAAGCCCAACCACCGAAGCAGCAGTTGAAGTCCTGAGTGAAGCCGTCCTGAATGCCACCGGTAATCTTTACCGTTGCCATGTCTCTCCCTCGATTTGCTGTCTCGGTTGGTCCTGATAGACCAACACCGCGAACCTACCATCGGCAGATTCACGATGCAAGTGCATCAGGCGAGGTTGATTCCTTCGCTCATGAGCCAGGAGAAGTGCACCGTGTACTCACGATGCTGTAGGCCGCCGTAGACGGCCATTCTCCATGTCCAGTGCTCGCCCTCGATAGGGTAGAGCATGACATCGGAGCAGGCCGGTATCTGGATGCCATCGGGCATCATTACCGGCTCAATGACCAGAGCCTTCTTGCCGTACATCTTCGGGTTATTGATCCCCTTAGGCTTCTCCGCCTGGGACTCTATCCAGGCTTGGCAGTTTGTGCAACAGCCGGAACCTCCGAGATGAAGCGACGCCTGATCTACCATCATCTCACCTCACTGTAGTGCATCATCTTGAGCCATTCCATGTACACATTCGGAATGACTTCGATGCTGTGCCATGACGCGCCCTGATGGGCCATGTCATTGATCCCTTGGGCGTGGTGCAGAGCGTACTCGCTCAGACCGAGCCACCCTGCACCAATCAGCAGGTCCAGGGTCAGGACGCCTTGAGCGTCCCGTGAATCAGCGAGCTGATCCTCACCATACCCCATGGCTACCATAATGGCATCCAGAAGGCGCGGTGAGCGACTGAACGGCTCTTGCTTGCAGCAGTGTTGCGCCGCTTGCATGAACCCTACATCGTCTCTAGCCATTGTGCAACCCCTCGATAGACTGAGTAGTCCGAACCGCATCCACAGGGGATCGAACCCCATGGATGCGACTCTAATCACTCACTCATTCACGCTGCCATGGGCAGCGGTTCGTACGGCGTCACCGTGTAGGTGAAGATCGTGGCACCCTCGGTACCCAGGTGCATAGTCCCGAAGTCCGGCAGTGCCTGCCGGGCGATGCCCATCGAGTAGTCGAACATCTCGGCCCACTTCTCGTCGGCCAGACCCTCGGCCTTGAGCTTGGACCAGCGCATTTCCAGGTCACGGTGGACCTGGCGCCAGGCCAGCTCAATGGTCGGGTGTGAGCTTTCGCTCACCACCGTACCACCCAGGTCCGTAACGGTCAAGGTGGATTCCATCTTGCGAGGCATATCCGTCTCCCTCATGCTCTATGCTTGGTTCTGATGAACCAACACCATCACCCTACACTCGGTAGAGGGATGATGCAAGACCATCAGGTCTACTTGTCTAGTGGAGCCAGAAGGCTCAGCTTGTCACTGAACGGGTTAATCAGTGGAGCAATGAACCCGAACAGGACGATCAGCTCGAACAGGTGCTCTGTCACCAGGGGCTCCTGACGCTGTTGTCCTTGCGGTACGTGGTCGGCTTAGGAGCGAACCACAGTTCGCCTGTGGTGTTCCTCTGCCGCAGTGAAGGCGCCTTGCTGGCCTTCACCCTACCACGTCCTCCCGTGTCCTTGGATACACCATCGTCGTATTCGAGTGACGGTGCTCCGTTGCCGACCTGCATCCGCCGTTTGGCAACAGCCTTGCGTGCCTCTCGGCCCCGCTTGCTGCCGTCCTTCGGCTTGAGCATCGGATTCTTGAGACCCATCGTAACCTCCGTTGGATTGCTTGTCCACCAGGACTCACCGAAGTCTGGAATGTTGCTCCCTCCGTATTCGGTGAACCCCGGAAGACCTTCGTTCCGGCCTGTGTGCCTCACACCTTGCGGTGTGTGGCCCGTTGGCCGATCCGAAGAATCTTGGGAGATTCTTGGATCCGAATGCCAATGAGATCCTACCCCATCGCTCATTCGTCGTGCAAGCCTAAACACGAATCTCGTCACCATCCCCAACCGTCAGTGGTCCAACGGGGTACCAGAGATGTTTACCGATCAACCGGCAAGCACTGTATCATTGCAACGCGCTGGCAGTCCAGTTCCACGTTCGCCCGGCACCGAGTGGTCAGGACTCACCTGATTCCACGGTGGGAAACCTCCCGCAAGGGAGATCGTACCCCGGTAACTCTCGCTTCCCTATCGTGCGGCACACGCCACGTGATAAGTCTTCACACTGTAAGCCCGCCTGTCAAGTAGGACGTTCCCTTGACATCGGCCGCCTAAGCGGCTGTGACCTTCGGGGCTGGTGTAGCGCTCCCTTACGTTGCCGCAAGAGTCAACCCTCATCGGACAGCTTCCCCGTGGTTTCACACGGGCTCGCAGTGTTGCATGTAGTTGGTAGGCCCGGACCGCGCCTTGCAGGGCTGGTCTGCCTGTTGCGCCAGGTTCGGCGCCTCGTTCTGGTGTAACCCTACACCCCGTTGCCGGGGCTGTCAAGCCCTGGTCTGTCGATCCGCATCGGATGGCAGGGAACAACCTGCGTTCCCCGGTCCGACTTGGATGCCTAGCCCCAGGTGGTGAAACCTTACCACACCTTGCGGTGTGTCTGTCAAGTCCGGATCGTTTCGACCGAAGCCGTGTGACCGAACCTAACGGTGCGAGCTTACCAGCTCCCCCCGGCTCCCGCAACTCCTGTCCTACAGCTTCCCGCCCGACGTTCCGGACGGTCCGCCAGGACCGATCATGCGGGTACCTAGGGAGCCTGTAGAGCCTGCGGTGGAGAGCGTACCACAGGTAGAGGCCCATGGGGCTTGCCTGCCTTGCACGCTGTCCGGCTGGTCTAGAAGACCAACACCGTCACCCTAGCATGAGCTAGGGGAACGATGCAAGTGCTCTAGCTGAACGCGTTGAACGGGGTGGAGCGGTTCCGGCACTCGGCCAGGTTGATACCCAGGGTATCCGCCAGGTTGGAGAGCTTGAACAGGTTCTGCTCAAGCCCGATCGGGCCGGTCTGCCGTTCCATCTTCCGGGCGGTCCCGCCCATCCGGCGGGCCGCTTCCTGTGCAACCCCAAGGTAGCGCATCCCCTGCGTGCTGTCCATCGCTGGCCTCCCGGTCGGTGTGTTCGTTGCTGACAGGGATAACTCTGCTCCCCTCGGGCACCCCTGTCAAGGGGGTAGCCCGTGTGACCTAGGTCACATCGTGTACGTGAGTAACGAAGGAACACGCGCGTACCTACCATGGCTGACCTAGTGTGTCAATGGGTGTGGTGTGTGGTGTTGGGCACATAGTCAAAAACAGACAGACCGTTCTGTCTACCCCACCTATACAGTGTACAGTTACAGGATTATTACCCTAAAACCCTTGACATCAGGGCTTGACCCGGGCATACTTAACCCGGCCCCACCCCCCTGTACCTACTATCTACCCGTAAATTTCCTCCCAACGCTCTGACCTGCATGTATAGTGTGCTAGGCAAGCCATCGCACACCAGTTTCAAAGCTAAGGGTATAAGCTTTGAAATATACCTCCCTATATATATAGTGAGAGCTTCGCTAGAAGCTCGAACGCTTCAGCTCTCACCCTAACAGTGAGACCCTAAGGTCTCACACTCACAGCGGTTCGTTTAGCTCACCGCTGCTAGGAAGCCCCAAGGCTTCCTTTGGGGAAGCCTCGGAGCGGAATTATGGAAGCGGAGAGGCTGGGGACTTCAGTCCTGGCGGACGTTCGTCCCCTCTAGAGCGGAGGGACTGCTGGAACGGAGCGATAGTGCCAAAGAGGGATTACAGGGCTAAGGCCCTGTCGGCTGATGAAGCCAAGAGGGTGTACCTCGATGGTATCGCAGCGGGACTCAGCAGACTAGACGCTCTCGCGCCTACGGGGCGCTCAAGCATTAAAACCGTTGACAACTGGATGGCGAGTGACCGCGAGTTCGCGGAACGAGTCAAGGACATCCGCATCGGACGCACCGAGGCTAAGACCCGTGGTGTGGACCAGGACGTAGCGAACATTGGGTTCGCCGATTGGCGTAAGCAGTTCCTGGGTGTGGACACGTTCCCCCACCAGCAGGCATGGATCGACCTTCTGGAAGGTCGTGAGTACACTCCTCGCCAGGGCGAGACCTATGAGCCTTCTGACCTTAACCGCCTCATCGTCAACGTCCCGCCGTTCCATGCCAAGTCTTCTACGCTGACCATCGACTATCCGGTCTACCGGATCTGCATGAACCCGAACGTTCGTATCATCATCGTCTCTAAGCGTCTGGACCAGGCCAAGAAGTTCCTGTACGCTATCAAGACCCGGCTGACATCTAACCGCTTCGCTGCCCTTCAGGCAGCTTATGCACCCGAGGGTGGCTTTAAGCCCGACCGCGCTGACGGCGCGTCCTGGGGTATGGAGAAGATCTACGTCAGGGGCGTTGACTCCGGCGAGAAAGATCCCACCGTAGAAGCCCTGGGCATGGGTGGTCAGATCTATGGTAGCCGCGCGGACCTGATCATCATGGATGACTGCATCGTGATGTCCAACGCTGGACAATCTGAGCAGCAGATTGCCTGGATTGAGTCCGAGGTTGAGAACCGAGTCCGTGACGGCAAGATCCTGATCGTAGGCACCAGGCTTTCACCTAAGGACATGTACAAGGAACTCCGTAACGGAGACCGGTACCTGTCTGGTAGGAGCCCCTGGGGCTACCTGCGGCAGCCTGCGGTGCTGAGGTACGACGAAGACCCCGAGAAGTGGGAGACCCTCTGGCCCTACTCCACGTCTCCTATGGAGACGGGGCAGAAGCCGGACGAGAATGGCATGTATCCCGCGTGGCCGGGGCCACGGATGCACATGGAGCGCAATAAGAAGCCTCCGCGCATCTGGGCGCTGGTTTACCAGCAGGAAGACATCTCCGACGATTCAGTGTTCCATCCGACCTGTGTTGCCGGATCGGTGAACCGTATGCGCAAACCAGGGCCTATGGCCGCTGGTGCCCCTGGCCATGCCCCTAACGGCATGGAGGGTCAGTACATCATCGCCTCTATGGACCCTGCTATGACCGGAGATACGTTCTCCCTGGTGATGGCAGTGGACAAGTACGCTGATGCTGGCAAGGTTAACCGCAGAATCCTGAACGCCTGGCTCAAGACTTCACCTACACCAGCCTACATCCGTGACCACATCAAGATGGTGACCGAGCAGTTCGGTGTAGATGAGTGGGTCATCGAGCAGAACGCATTCCAGCTATTCCTCATCCACGATGAGGACATCAACCGCTACCTTCAGCAGCGTGGTGTGAAGCTGACGCCTCACTATACCAGCCGGAACAAGCAGGACCCGGACTTCGGTGTAGCCTCTGTGGCTCCACTGTTCGGTAACCTCATCCAACGTCCCGATGGCCACAGGAACGGTGTCGATCACGCAGGTGATCACATCATTGAACTGCCCGATCCTGACAAATCCGAGGGCATTAAGGCCCTGATCGAGCAGCTCACGTCCTGGCAGCCCGGTAAACTGGGCAAGGAACTGAAGATGGATGGGCCTATGGCCCTATGGTTTGCTGAGCTAAGGGCTCGATCCCTCATGGGGATCGGCCGCAAGAGCCAGAAAACACACCTTGATAATCCGTATCTGTCCCGTTCCGACAGGGCCAAGCAGTCCGTCGTGACCACGGAGGCTTTTAGAAAGCTAATGGAAGAGAGATTCTAGATGATCCAGGCGACTGACCTGGGTGGTATCCCCGAAAGGGTGGCCGCCCTGCGTGCCCGCGATATGAAGCGGGACCAGAGAGTGGCTGAAGTCCAGGCTGTTCGTCGTGGTGACTTCGAGGCTATCGCCCCGGACCTCTTCTCTGACGAGTTCAAGCGACCCATCGTCGCTAACCTCATCGACACCGCAGCCCGAGACATGGCTGCCATGCTTGCCCCACTGCCGAGCTTCAACTGCTCGGCTGCCAGTATGCTCAATGAGTCGGCCAAGAAGTTCGCGGACAAGCGGACGAAGATTGCTCGTGCCTACGTGGACGGGTCCGAACTCGAACTCCACATGCTCGTCGGTGCTGATCACTACAACACCTTCGGCATGATGCTGTTCAAGGTAGAGCCCGACTTTGAGGACGACGCTCCTCGGCTGAAGATCGTGTCCCCTGTCGGGGCCTATGTCGTCAATGACTCCAAGGGCCGCACTCAGATGGTGGCTCGGGTCTTCTACAGGGACTGGTTCAGCCTGGTGGCTGACTATCCCAACCTGAAGGGCCTTGAGAACCAGTACCCCGGTAACCTGGACAAGCTGTCCATTGAGGTCGTCGAGTACGTAGACGACAAAGAATGCGTGATCTACCTGCCCAAGATGGGCAACGTAGTCCTTGAGCGCATGGTCAACAAGCTGGGCAAGTGCTATTACCAGGCTTCGTTCCGGCCGAACTTCGAGGACGCCCCTCGTGGGGCGTATGATGATGTGATCTGGGTGCAGCTAGCCCGTCACCGCATCCAGATGCTCCTGATGGAAGGGGTTGACAAAGCTGTCCGTGCCCCTCTGGTTGTCCCTAACGATGTTGATGATGTTGCCCTCGGTCCTGACGGCGTTATTCGGACTCAGAATGGCGCTGCGTCGGTCGGACGTGCTCGACTTGACATGCCTGCCCAGGCGTTCAACGCTGTTGAGCAGCTCAAGTCCGAGCAGTGGCTCGGCTCCATGTCTTCTGAAGCACGATCCGGAATTACGGATGCGTCTGTAATCACCGGCCGTGGTATGCAGGAGCTTGCGGCTGGCTTCAACAGCCAGATCGCTGTGGGTCAGACGGTCATTAAAGCTGGACTCAAGAGGGCTATGGCCCTCGCGTTCAGTATTGATGAGGTGTTCTTCGGTGATCGAGAGAAGGAGATCCGTGGTAACGACTCCGGCGTCCCCTACTCGGTCAAGTACCGTGCCCGCAAGGACATCGACGGCGACCACTCGATCGACATCAGCTACGGCTTCGCCGCTGGTCTCGATCCGAACCGCGCCCTTGTGTTCCTTCTGCAAGCTGATGGCGCTGGACTCGTGTCAAAGGACTACATCCGACGCGCTCTGCCCGTCGATCTGAATGCTGCCGAAGAAGAGAAGAAGATCTTCATCGAGCAGTCCCGCAACTCTATCATGCTCGCCTTCTCGGCTCTGTCTCAGAGCCTACCACAGATGGTTCAGATGGGTGGAGACCCCCTGGCTATCATCTCACAGCAGGCCAAGTTCATTGAGCTGCTGGGTAAGGGCAAGGATGTCGAGGTCGCAGCTCGTGAGGCGCTTACCCCGCCCGAGCCTTCGCCTGAAGCCGCAGCCCCGGCAGGACCGGGTGCTCCCACAGATGGAGCTAGCGCGGCTGGTGGGGGCGACCTCGGCTTCGGTCTAGCGGGAGAGGGTCCTAACGGTCGTCCCGATCTGTCTCAGATGTTTGCCGGTCTTGGGTCGGATGGCTCTCCCCAGCTTAGCGCTGGCGTCAGCCGGTACAACCCCGTCGCAGGACAGTAAGGAGTAAGCATGGCAAGATACGTCTTCACACCAAGCTCCATTACCTCCACCGGCAGATTTCAGAACGTCACGTTCTGGGATCGTCAGGTGAGTGGTTCTCAGATCAGAGACCTGTACGCTACTGATGGCTCGGACAACATCTCTGATCCGATCCCCAACGGGGTCGTCATCACGACCAATGCTATCGGTGGTATGCCGACCATCATCGGTCCCAATGAAGTCTCATCCATGTGGATGAGGGTTGGCGATAGCCCTTCTAGGGCTCGCGTCGATGCGGTTCGCCCCGTTGCTTCGTCCGAGCGTACAACCAAGCCCGCCGTCACAGGCTCTCGGGCTGCTAATGCAGCCCTTGCCAGCCTGCTCACTGCACTTGCCAGTGCTGGCATCATCACTGATTCGACTAGCGCTTAGTGGAACTAGGGCGCGTAGGCTGCCCAGATATTCATCGCAGCCAGCGTCCAGTCTACGGCATTACTCAATCGCCAGTCACCAGACTGGTGCAGCTTAGGCTGCTGACTTAGGAGTAACATGACTGACAATTCTAGCAACAGCGTCGTTCGGGCGTACGAGAAGCTTCACGAGAACATCCGGAACCTTCCGGCTGACGGCGTGAACTCTGCCCAGGTCTCTGGCCTGCGTGCGGATGCCGATGCTCTGAAGCAGGAGCTTGAGAACGACGGCCAGTTCGCGTTCAAGGAGCAGCGCTCCAACGGCTCTGCCGACAAGGACGAGCCGATCGAGCACACCGAAGCGTATATGGACCGGTCGAATGACTGGCTTGGCTACGCTGCCGGTGGGCAGCTTACCCGTACCGAGAACGCGGACGAGGGCAACCTCGCCAAGCTCAAGGAGAAGGAAGCCAAGGACGCCGAGACCGACAAGCGTCTCGACTCTGCTGCTCGCGGTGAGCGCGACGAGGTTTCCAACTCCGCTGATCAGCGTAAGACTCGCTAAGGACTAACTCATGGCAGAACATGGTGGGTATCGCAAGCCCACGAACCCGGCTAAGACTTCGGGTCCGGGTAAGCTTGCCCGTCGAACTGACGGACAGCCTACCATGGATCTGACTGACGCCGCTTACGGTGAGAACAAAGAGTTCAGAGAACTCCAATCGGGCGCTAACATGGCGACCGTTAATGGTGGGTCGGCCCCCTCGGCTTCGGGGGGGCTTGACCTGTCACAGTTTACCGGCCTTGGTGCGCCCTCCACACAGCCTGACACACCAGTGACCGATGGTGCCGAATATGGAGCAGGTGCTGGCGCTGAGGCTGTATCACCACAGACATCACCACAGATGGAAGATGCTCAGTATCTGAGCAAGTACCTACCGAATCTTATCCGGATTGCGGAGGACGACGACACCCCGCCCGGGACCAAGCGTTGGATCAGGGCTATCATCGCTAATAGTTAGGAGACGCTGTGGGCTGGACTGACAAAATCAGCCAGGCTTGGCACGCTTCTGGCGGAGCGATTGGTGCCACCTGGTCCTTCGTCAATGACAAGGACCCGCTTCAGGCCATCGGCCTGGATGGTGCCAGTGACGTAGCAAGCTCTGTTTCTCACGCAGCCCTGACGCCATTCAAGATGGCGGCTGAGGGCGCTGCTGGCGGCCTTGAGGATGCTGGACGCATCGTCGGTACCCCGTTCAAGTATGCAGGCCGTGGCATCTCCACCGGCCTTCAGGTGGCCGGACAGGCGCACGCTCAGGACAAGGGTCAGCTCCTGTTCTCGCAGGATGCCTGGGACCAGGCGTGGGACCGTAGCAAGAACGTGAGCCCCGGTCAGGCGTTCATGACGAACGCCGTCAGTGATCTGAACCAGGCACCGTTCGATGCTAGCGCAATCACTCAGGGCTTTCAGCCCAACCAGAATGACCTGTTCTCCGATGACCAGGCGCAGGATCGTCACGACTACTTCTACAGCACACCGGCTGGCCGGTTCTCCTCGGGGTCCATTGACCTCTGGCTGAACTTCGCCGCCGACCCCGTGGGTGCCGTTGGCGGCACAATCGCCAAGGTTTCTAAGGAGCGCAAGGCGCTCGCTACTGCCGAAGATATTGGCAAGACGGGCGGTGGCCTGCTTGACATCGCTGGCAAGCTTGGCGTCAAGGGGCCTGAGGCTCCCGATAGGACTCTCGTCATTGACGAGTCCCTGGGCTACAGCAACGGCAACACTAATGCCGAGCGCCGCGCTGGGCGGCAGCTCAGTGATCTCTATCACAAGACCGACAACCTCACCGCTGCTGAGATGAACAACCTTCCCCAGTTCCGCAACACTGCGGACTCGGGAATCCTGTCCTACTTCTTCGAGCGTGCTAACCAGATGCACCCCGACGACCAGGACCTGAGGCACGGCCTCAAGGCCGACATCATCGGTGTTGCCCTTGGCAACCAGGAGAGCGTTCAGCGTATCACAGACTTCGACACTGGTCTGGCCTCTGAACTTCAGAGGGCTGGTTCTACCATCCCCCCGAGCGAAGCGCTGAACAAGTTCACGTGGGACGATGGCGGCCGGGATATGCTCAACCACTTCAACCTGGTTGACAACGGCCCCGCTGCTCGCAACGAAGACACCATCAACAACCTTGAGCGTGAGCGCGCTCGGCTTGAGCGCCTGATGAACCTGGACTCTGGCTACAACCAGACTGGCTCTAGCCTTCTTGAGAAGGCTGGCACCAACTTCAGGAACAACAAGCTCAACGAGACGATCATCCCGAACGGTGCGTTCGGTCGGCCCATCAGGGCCGTACTCGGCACCACGTCTACTCGGGTGCCTGGCTTCGTTCATGTCAAGGACACGAACCGTGGATACCAGGACGTTCAGTCCCTGGTGTCGAACATGCGGTACACGCCCGTGGCTACGAAGAAGGCCCTGCTCGCTCAGTTCGCCCAGTCGGCGAACGATGGTGAGCGACGCAACATCGTTGACACCATCGAGAACCAGATGTTCTCTGATGCCGCTGTGCACTACGGCATGAAGCCTGAGGCTGCAAAGTCTATGCTGAGTGCTGTGGCTGACCGGCGTGGTGCATATATGGAGTCGCTGTCTACCAAGCTCTACTCTGCTGCTGAAGGTGACAACCTGATCAGCCATGTAGACCCCGAGGATGACATCGAGGATGTCTTCTCGAAGCCATTCCTTCAGACGCAGATCGAGTCAGCTCACGCCGTGACTGACCCAAGGGTTCTGCACAAGGCCCTGGCGTCCGGTACCAACCGGCGCCTGCTGGAAGCGTGGACCGAGGCTCGTGCAGCTAAGGCTGCTGGCACCAAGGTCCATGACATCACCGACTCTACCATGTCCTACCTGGACGACTTCGCCACTATGGTGACTCGTCCCTGGAAAGACCTGATGCTGATGCGTGGGGCCTACCCTCTGCGTATCCAGGTCGATACTCAGATGCGCCTGATGGCGCACATGGGCCTGCTTCAGTACATGCTTGAAGCTGGTCACTCGTTCGCTGGACTTGGCAAGTACGCTCTGTCCGTCAAGGACGATACCATCAACAAGCAGATCAAGGCAGTCAGCGGAACCATCGGCCGTAAGGAAGAGGTCAACGGTTCCGAGATTACCCCTGGTCGTACTAACGATGAGATCGCTCGCGCCTGGGGCGCTGTGTCTTCCCATGGTGGCGTTATGGCAGACCTCGGAAACGATGTCCAGTCTCTCGTCGTCAAGGGCTACCGTGGCACTGGTAACTTCGGTCGCATCGACAAGAACGACAAGCTGTGGTTCGGTCACTGGAAGCGTGCAGTCCAGCAGATTCAGGGATCGCCTACTGCGAAGCAGGCGCTCGAAACCCCGGATGTTGATGACCTGAAGCAGTGGCTCAGCGGCAACGCCGCTGGCCGTAGAGAGTTCCAGAACTTCGCTGCCGGGCGTTCGCCCGAGGAGTGGCTGGGTCTCGTCTCTGCTCATGCTAACACATACGTCCCGACGAACGACCTTCGACGCTATGTCCTGCGAGGCATGACCGATGACACGAAGGACGCTAGGAAGGCTCTCAAGGCTGATCTCAAACCCCTGAGGCTTGATGCCATGGAGAAGCAGTCCAGGCGCCGAGAGGCGCTTCAGCGGTCTCGTGACAAGAAGGTCGAGGTTGACCAGGCGTATGATGAATGGAAGGCTGCACGGTCTGCTGTAGCTACTGCCAAGACCATGCCAGGCCGGGGCCGTAAGCCCCTCGCCAGGACGCTGGACGATGGTAGCACAGCTACTATGACCGATGGCGAGTACAAGCGCTACAAGGTGCAGCAGGCCCAGGATCGTCTGGACACTGCGGCTACATCGGCCAAGCGGCTGAGGCTAGAGCACAAGGACCTTAAGGGCAAGCGGATCGTCGCTATCCAGAAGTCCAAGATTGCTAACGCCAAGGCCAGGAACGTAGCCGACCGCAAGCTTGAGCTTGAGAACGAACACACTCAGGCCGTCGCCGATAACGACATCAGCCCCAATGAGATCACTTCGTGGTCTCATGCTCAGAAGTATTTCGAGTCGCCCATCGGGCAGGCCGACAAGATGGATGTTCATGGTGAATCCTACTCGCCGATTAACTCGGCTGGTGGTAAGATCCTACAGCAGCTCGGACAGAAGCGCAACGCCTTCTACCGCATCTTCGCCGATATGCCCGAGACCGTCCTCGGACGGGCGCCCCTCTACTCGTTCACGTATAAGCGCTACATGCGCGATGCACTGGGCAAGATCGAGGGTGACGTTGTTGACTCCGAACGGCTAGAGCGTATCCGCCTAGGTGCCCACAAGGCTGCAACTAAGGAGCTGTCGAACGTTCTGTTCGACACTTCCTCGGTATCCAACCTGTCCCACACGATGCGCCACCTCTCTCCGTTCTTCTCCGCGTGGGAAGACACGATGAAGAAGTGGGGCTCTATGATCGTCAAGGACCCGACGATCGGTACCACGCTGGCTAAGGCGTACTACGCCCCGAACAATGCCGGTATGGTCATCGACTCCGAGGGTAACCAGATCGACAAGTGGGGCAATCTGATCGACCCGGAGACCGGGAAGATCATGCCACGCCCGAAGGACTACGAGGGTAAGGGTGAGTATATCACCATCCCCGCGTCCTGGGTTCCTAATAAGATCGCCAGCGGATCGTTCACGATCAACAAGTCATCTGCGAACATTCTGTTCCAGGGTGATCCGGCCTGGCTGCCCGGCACTGGACCTCTGGTCCAGGTTCCTACGAACTACATCAGCAAGAAGATGTTCCCCGACAAGGTGAGCACTGATCCGTTCCTCAAGTATGTGCTGCCTTACGGCAACCAGAGTCTTGGTGACACGGTTCTTCCGCAGTGGGTAAAGCAGGCGAGAAACGCCCTGGGTGATACTCAGGACCACGCCGCTACGTTCACGATGCTGATGGCGCAGGAGCAGACTAAGTTCGACAATGGTGATCGTAAGACCAAGCCTACCACGGCAGAGATTGAGAAGGCGACCCGTAACTGGTTCATCCTTCGTTCTGCCATCGGGTTCGGTTCGCCAGTGTCTATGCTACCCCGCCCTGAGTACCAGCTCTACATCGACAAGGCTCACCAGTACAAGGCCAAGTACGGCCAGAACTGGACCGAGAAATACTACGAGGACTTCCCTCAGTATTTCAAGATGAGCGTCTCGCTCTCGACCAACGAGAGCGGTGTGACTGCGAGTCCTAGAGTGTACACAGCACTGAAGGACCCGAAGATCCGCGAGGCTATTTCGCAGGACCCCAGCTATGGCTGGTTCCTGCTTGGTCCGGACAACGCGGGAAGCTTTGACCAGAACGTCTACCAGTGGATGCAGGATAACGATGCTGCACCCGGTCAGAAGTTCTATGGGAAGAAGACTCCTGAGCAGGCTATTGCCGATTCCGATGAGCAGGTAGGCTGGGTTCAGTATAACAAGGGCATGGAGCTTCTAGACGAAGCGCTTCACAAGCGCGGACTCTACAGTTACCAGCTCAAGGGTGCCGAGGATCTCGCTGAGATCAAGAAGGGGTTCATCACTTCGATCGCAGACAAGAACCGTTCATGGTTCTATGCCTACAGCCAGCGTAACGACTCCAAGGTACAGCAGCTATTCGATGTGGCCGAGAAGAACTGGAAAGCCAACCCGAAGCTAGCTCAGCGCAATGACCAGCAGGCCCTGAAGCAGTACATGCAGGGCCGCGAGCTGTTCTCTCAGGCGCTGAACCAGCGCGGGGTGACCAGCCTCGACAACCCGGCCAACCAAGACCTCGCTCAGATGTGGGGTCAGTTCATTGATGGACTCAAGAACAAGTCGCCGTCATTCGGCGTCATGTACTCTCGGGTCCTTGAAGGCGATCAAATCAACAAGGCCGTGCTAAGTGGAGAAGGGGTGACCGCATCAGATGCCAGTACCGTACAGTGACGCAGGGCAAAAAGCTGGGACAACCTCAGATCCTAACAATCCACTTGCGGGCCTTGCGGCCCAGATTGCATCCAGTCAGGGTTCAGCTCAGACTGGTTACGACTCAGGTGGCCTAACTAATCCCCAGGTCTACTGGGGCAGGACACCGGCTCCGCAGGAGTTCAACTTCATCACGGGTAAGATGGAAGGTGGTGGGGTTCCTACCGTTGGTGGGGACCCCGTTACCAAGTCTTCCTATGAAGCTGCGTATGACATCTACGGATGGAGTGACGCAGAGAAGAAGGCTTGGGGCAATAGAGTCTATTCTCTTGGAATGACCAGCGATCCCTATGACTGGGATGGTATGGTCAAGGCGTGGGGTTGGGCGGTCGATCAGGCCGCTGGCCTTCACGACGCCGGTAAGAACGTCACGCCCTGGGGCTTCGTCTCGATGTACGAGAAGGAGCGAACCGACGCTGGGCTTGGGCTTAACCCAAGCACCGGCTACACCGGCCCTAGGACCCAGACTAACACGAATACTGCGGTGAATCTACCGTCCCAGTCCGATGCAGAAGCAGCGGTTACTCAGCTATTCCAGGAGCAGGTGGGCCGCAAGCCCACCGATAACGAGCTTGCTCGATACTCCTCCACCCTGATCGGTGGGTACCGCGATCATCCGCAGACGACTACGACTACGACTACCAACACTCCCACGTCATTCGCCGGAGACGGCAGTGTCATTGATTCGGATACGAGCACTAGTAGCACGAGTACCGGAGCGTTCAATCCGAGTGGGATGCTTCAGAAGAAGGTCGAAGCCGACCCGGAGTACGGAGCCTACCAGGCTGCTACTACTTACTTCAATGCTCTCATGCAGGTCATCGGAGCACCCGGAGGTAACTAATGACTCTACCCATGCCAGAGAGCCTGGGCGTTGACGCTTCAGGCGGCGTGGACCTGGGGTCCAACAGCAACCTGGGGATGGATGCCCCGACTGAATCCAACGGACTTGAGCAAGCCAGCTACTCGGACTTCGGTTCGATGGCTGACAGCTTCAAGCCCTACGGCTTCACCGATATGATGAAAGACATCACCACCAACGCTTACGCTACTCAGCCTACCACCGCCACTGACGACGATGGCACTGAGTATCCGACTGGCGCTGCTACTGGCAGCGCTTCTAGTCTGGTCAAGTATGCCGAGCAATTCCTCGGTACTCCGTACGTGTGGGGTGGGACGAGCCCGAACGGTTTCGACTGCTCGGGCTTTGTCCAGTACGTGATGAAGAAGTTCGGTAAGAGCCTGCCGCGCATCAGCGCGGACCAGGCTCGATCCGGTAAGCAGATCGGCCTCAACCAGCTAAAGCCCGGCGATCTAGTCGCTTGGGATAACAGCTCGCGGAACAACGGTGCCGATCACATCGGCATCTACATCGGCAACGGCCAGTACATTGCCGCACCCAAGCCCGGTGATCACGTTAAGATCAGCAGTCTCAAGGGCAACACGAAGGGCGCCTGGGGCGTCTCTATGGGATTTTAGGAGGATAGGTGCCGCTCACTAAGTCAGAGCTGGCCGAGCAGTACGGCTTCGCGCTTAGCTTCCTGAAGTCCGACAAGAGCCTGTGGAATCTTTTCCAGAAGGCGGTAGACAAGGGCTGGGAGCCCACGAAGTTCCAGGCGGAACTGAGGGACATCTCCTGGTACAAGAAGAACGGTGAAGCCGCTCGTAACTACGAGCTGCTCCGCACCACTGACCCTGCTAGTTTCAACGCCCAGCGCTCCGCTCTGCGTGCGCAGGTGCATGATGCTGCGTCTCAGATCGGTGCAACCATGAGCAGTAAGACGCTCATGAACATCACACAGAACGCCATGAAGTTCGGCTGGAATGACGCGCAGATCAGGGACAACCTGAGCCAGTACGTCAAGATGAAGAACGGCGTGTTCGCTGGCGACACCGGCGAGGCTATGGACGCCGTGGTTAACACGGCCTACAAGAATGGCATCCGCCTCGACAAGACTACCCGAGCTAACTGGGCTAAGTCAATCGCTGCCGGTAACAACACCGCCGACTTCTATCAGTCGCACGTTCGCCAGATGGCGAAGTCGCTGGCTCCTGGCTATGCAGACCAGCTTCAGGCTGGTATGGATCTACAGGATATCATGTCCCCGTATATCCAGTCAAAAGCTCAGATCCTTGAGATGAACCCGGCCGACATTGACCTGTTCGACAAGGACATCCGTGGTGCCATGAGTGGCACCGGGGCTGATGGTAAGCCAGCCAGCAAGAGTCTGTGGCAGTTCGAGCAGGATATGCGTAAGACTCCTGCGTGGCTCAAGACCAAGAACGCTCAGGATTCCACGATGTCCATTGCCAAGCAAGTCCTGACGGACTTCGGATTCAAGTCCTAGGAGAAGCATGGCAATCAAGCCTCCGCCCAAGACCGTAACGCCCACGCCGGTCAAGCCCCCGAAGACCACGTGGCCTAAAGAGCACAAGATAAAGACTCCTCCTGGTACTGGCAAGACCAAGGACGACCCGTATGGTGGCCTAACAGGCGATGACAGGGACGCCGCTGTAGCTCTGACCAACATGTTCAACAGCTACGATCTCGGCTCCCTCTCGGGAACCATTATCAAGTACATCCAGAACGGCTACTCCGCTGATACGATCAGCATTCTACTTCAGGATACACCGGCGTACAAGCAGCGCTTCGCTGCCAACACCGCCCGCCTGAAGGCTGGCCTTCCTGTTCTCAGCCCTGCTGAGTACATTAGCACGGAGCGCTCGTACCGTCAAGTCATGCAGTCGGCCGGTCTTCCGATCGGTTTCTATGACCAGACCTCTGACTTCCAGAAGTTCCTTGAGTCGGACGTGAGTCCGACCGAGGTGCAGTCCCGCGTAGCTACCGTATCAGAAGCCATCAACAAGGCTCCTGCGGCTACCAAAGACTACTTCAAGCAGTGGTACAGTACGGGCGATATGATCGCCTATGCGCTCGATCCCACCAAGGCAGCTCCTCTGATTGACGAGAAGATCAAGTCCGCCGAGGCGGCCGCTCTGGCCCAACAGCAGGGCTTCAATCTGTCTCGACAGAACGCAGAGCTTATCGGTAACACCGGAGCAACCCTGGACAACATCCAGGCTGGCATCGGCACCGTGGGCGGTGACCTCGCCAACGCAACCAAGCTGGCTGGGATCTATGGCGTGGACTACAGCGAAGACGATCTGGTCAAGGAAGTATTCACGAACGACGCCGCTGCTACAAACAAGCGCAAGGGCCTTGCCTCGCAAGAGCGAGCCACCTTCGCTGGTGGAACCGGTCAGACGACCGGCTCACTCTCTAAGAATGGAGCTGGTTCGATCTAATGGGTATTCTCATCGTGGTCATCGTGGCTATCGTCATCCTCCTGGCTGTCGGTACCCTGTAACACAATGGTACACGTTCTTCTAGGAATGTGTACCCATCGCGGGATGGTGTAAAGGAAACACACCTGGCTCATAACCAGGATGATATGGGTTCGAGTCCCATTCCCGCCACGGGTTGCAAGTGTTACGGTAGCACTTCGGTCTCCAAAACCGACAGCCGAGGTTCGACTCCTCGGCAGCCCGCACCGATCCGGATCAACCGGCCCCGGGATCGCGTACAAGCACCGGTAGCAAGAGCTAGGCCAGGTCCCCCGCCTGCAACCTACGGCTTGCGCACTAACCTAACACATGGGAGTAGCAACATGGCTGACTGGGACGACGACGACAACTTCGAGGACGGCACCGAGCTGGTTAAGCAGCTTCGGAAGCAGCTCAAGGAGAAGACCGCAGCACTCAAGGAACGCGAGGAGCGCCTCGCTGAGCTTGAGCCGCAGGTTAGGGCTAACAGCCTTACGTCAATCCTGTCGGAACTGAACGTCAAGGACCCTCGGGTCGCTAGGCTTATGCCGAAGGAGATCGACGTGACAAAGGAAAACGTCGAATCGTGGCTGGGTGAGTATGGTGACCTGTTCAATATCAAGACCGGAGAGACCGAAGGCGCTGAGAGCGCTTCGGCCACGACTGATACTACGAACACCGGGTCTACTGAACAGCAGGACTGGCAGCGATTCCAGGCCCAGTCGCAGGCGGCCGGTGCCGCCGCACCTGACACCGAGAGCAATCAGATCGCCATGCTTCAGCGGGCGAACGAGGCTAGCGGTGGCAATGTAGACAAATATTTTGCCATGCTTCGTGGTGAGATCCCGATCCCGAATTAAGGTTGATAAGTGGTTAATCAGCTTACCAGCATTGCGACGACTCCTGGTCTGGCGGATAACACCGTCAAGACCATGTATGACTTCGCAATCAACAAGGTCTTCCGTGAGACCCCGATGTTCCGTACCTGGGTGGACAAGCGTCCCGAGCAGGTCAACGGGCCGGGTCAGACTATCCAGCTCTCGAAGTACCAGTATTTCGACAGCACGACCGTGACTGCGGCTAAGACGCCGCTGAACGAAGAGACCGACGTGGACAGCACCAAGCTGCCCGCGACCCTGACCGTCAACCTGACGGTCAACGAGTACGGTGCCGCCGTTACCCGGACCAAGAAGCTTGCCTACTTCAGCTTTGCTGACGTGGACACTGCTGCGGCGATGACCATTGGCGCTCACCTGAGCGACGTGATGGACGAGCTGGTCCAGGACTTCCTGGTGACTGGTACCCAGATCCTGCGTGCGCAGGACCGGGTGTCTACCGTGACCGTTACCTCCACCGACCTCCTGCGGGCTGTCGATGTTCGTAAGGCTGCGACCTGGCTGAAGGCCAACAAGGTCCCGACCTACGGTGGCGGCTTCTACGCGGCGGGTATCCACCCGCACGTCCTGCACGATCTGCGCCAGGAGACTGGCTCGGGTTCGTGGCGGGTGCCGAAGGAATACGGCACCGACCAGAGTGACATCTGGTCTGGTGAGTTCGGTGAGTTCGAGGGTGTTCGGTTCGTCTCGAACACTCGTACTCGTACCGCTCTGGATGGTGCGTCCTCGGGTAAGGTCTACCGGACCTTCATCCTGGGCCGTGAAGCCATCGCGGAGAAGGTTGTCGAGGAGCCGGGCGTTGTGCTTGGCCCGGTGGTTGACAAGCTTCAGCGGTTCCGTACTATCGGTTGGTACGGCGTGCTGGGCTGGGCTCTGTACCGTAACGAGTCCCTGGTCCGCATCGAGTCGGCTTCGTCCGTCCCGACGCTTCAGACTGGTACCCCGTAATTAGTTGAGTAGGAGGGGCGGCTACGGTCGCCCCTCCCTCTTCTTGAGGAGAACCGATGCAGACTATGTACATCGAGATCACCGCCGACATTCAGGCGACGGCGACTCATCCGGAGAATCTTACCGAAGAGGAACGTCGGTTCCTTGAAGAAGGGTCTAAGTAATGACCGCAGGTATTAGCTCTGCTCAGATTGCAGAGTATCACAACCGCAAGCGGGCTACCGCTGCTGCGGCGTACACCCCTTACATTCAGCTTCACACCGCCGACCCTGGTGCCGCTGGCACCACTGCCGTTAGCGCTGTTACTACTCGGAACCTGGCTACCTTCGCTGCTCCGTCCGGTGCTTCTAGCACCGCGACCACCAGCGCCTGGTCGATGACCACGACCGAGACCATCACACACATCAGCATCTGGGATGCTTCGACCGCTGGTAACTTCAAGGAGTCCTGGGCGCTGAGCGCCGGTGTTCCTGTCGTGTCTGGTTCTACCTTCTCGTTCACCGCCTTCACGCTGACCTTTGGTCCGCTCGCTGCCTAAGGGGCTTAGTTGATCCTCAACAATGTAGGAATCAACTGGATCGTTGATCCGGAGAATACCGACCGAATGTCGCTTGAGGTTGCCAATAATTCCGGTGGAACCATCTGGTGGTTCACCGCCCTGATGAGTGGTACTGGACCCATCCAGTACAACAACCCAGCGGGGATTGCTGATGGCGAGACGGTTCACCTTAGTGGCCGGTGGCCGCAGTTCGCTGCGGACCACCCGGTTGAATCAATGACCTTCGTCTGGTACAACCAGGAGAACGCTTCGCTATCCACCCAACAGGGCAACACCAAGTAACTAGGAGGTAGTCGTGACTACGCTTCAGGCGACTACCGACTTCACTGGCACAGATGGTGCAGCGTTTCCGACTGCGATGAATGGCGCGGTCAGCGGTGCCCTGGTGGGCACCAGGCTGATCAAGTCTAACACTGGTGAGTTCACCGTTGGCTCTGTCAACGGTAACTTCGGTGGTAACGACCGAGCGTCGGCTAACACCGCTCTGGCTAATACTACCACGGATGCCGTGGTCAGGGTCAAGTTCAGATTCATGAACACGGCCAGTGGAGGCGTTAACGCCACCAAGGACACTCTGTATCCTAGCGTGTGGGTTCGTGCCAACAGCACGATGGACTCGGCGTCCGGCTACAAGGTCGAGCTAGATCCTTTTACTACGAACTATGACGTTGCCAGGGTCCAGGCGTATGGTGGTACCAACTCCCTGGACTTTGGCACCGGTACCTTTGCCACTACAGTTGGTACCTGGTACTGGATTGTCTTCGGTGTCGTAGGTACTGCCATCAAGTTCATGATCTGGCAGGATGGTACACCACAGCCTGCTACCTGGCAGGCTCAGTATACCGACACCTTCATCACTGCTGGCTCGGTTGGTATCCAGGCTGGTAAGGCCGATGTCAACGGTGCGAAGATGCAGTGGGATGATCTCACTGTCTACTCCACGTTTGCAGAAGCCCTTCAGTTTACCGGAACTGTTGCTGGTACAGCAACTGGTTCTAGCGCCATTACAGGCCAGTCCGGTCGCAGGGGAACGGTAGCTGCTACAGCTACGGCCTCCGCTACGATCACCGGAGCCATAAGCTCCGGGTCTGTTTCTGGTACTGCTACAGCAAGCGCTGTGATCACCGGTCAGTCTAACCGACTAGGGACCGTGAGCGGCTCTGTAACGGCCTCTAGTACCCTCACTGGTACATCTGGTCGCGTAGGCACCGTTAGTGCCACAGCGACCGGCACAGCGTCTCTGAGCGGCATTACTGGGTACCGTGGAACCGTCACCGGTACAGCAACCGCATCAGCCAGCATCTCTGGACTTGATGCGATCCTGATCTATGGATCTGTATCTGGTACAGCGACTGCTTCGGCGGCCATCTCTGGCTCGCCAGATAATCTGGGATCTGTCATTGGCGAGGCTATCGCCTCGGCGGAGATCCGTGGTGGGGTTGGTCTGTACTTTACGCCACCCTCATACAAGCAACACCCACGGGACAGGCACCCACTGATTGCTCGGACCTACATCGTCGTGGGTGTAACGCTACTTAAGTTCGGGTCTTCGTACAGGACGTACATCGACACGGACCCCGAGCTGATTGCCCAGGCTGACAAGACCTACCTGGGTGGTCACCTCTACTTCGTTGACTTCAGTGAAGTGGAAGAACTTAGGAACGCTGGCTATGGCCAGTGGCTCTCCGAAACCTATCCCACGTCCGGCAGCGGCAACTACCAGGTTATTGACTACTCGCAATACGGCGCCGGTATCTTCGGTACCGGACCATTTGGAGCATAATGACAGACGGTCTCAACCTACCAGATCCAGATTCCACCCTAGATGTCTGGGGCGACCAGCTTAACGATGCCATCGAACTTGTCAACGACAAGGTAGGGCAGGCCGAAGCTAGGATTGATGCCCTCGAAGCTAGCTCGGGAAGTACCGTTGGTACTGTCCCGCTGGCTATGCTGGGTGCGATTAATGGCGTGGCTACTCTCGATGGTGGAGGTCAGATTCCCCTGTCTCAGACAGGGAACATCTCGCCTACCAGCATCGGTGCGGCCAACCTTCAGCATCAGCACACTCTGGCCGATATCCCCGACATTGCCCGAACGCTGCGAGGAACTCCGGCGTTCATCATCTACAATACCACGACCAGCCAGTGGCCTACCTCTCGGGCTTCTGTGACTACCGACGTTCTGCGTCCGGTTATCTGGTTCGGTGGGACGGCCCTTCCGGCCGACGCTATCCCTGCGGTTGACGCTTGGATCAAGACTGACGCCAATCAGCTTGTAGTTACTGCGGCTGGGGCGGGGACCACAACCCCGCCTCCGTCCAGTGGAACTATTACGCTAGCCGCTCCGAGCGTTACGGTCAATGGGTCGGCGTACAATATCTCGGCCCTGTTCACCAACGGCAGTACGGCCAAGACGTTCACGTACATCCAGCTCGCGGTGCGCGGTCCGGGCGGAAGCCCGAACGCGGACACGGGATACAACAACAACGTCACCCTTGCGGCTGGTGCAACCCTTACCCTGACGGGTTCGGGCAACGCTACCGCTACTGGTGCGTGGACCGTTCGTATCTCGTACAGTGCCGATGGCACTACGTGGGTTGATGGCCCGACTACGACCTTCACGATCGCTTCGCTGGGTGGAGGCACCACGCCTCCTCCTGCTGGTGACACCGGGTCTCGCACCATCCCGCTGATCGGTCGTAGTGGTCTGGCCTGGAACTCCGGCGTGTTCCGTAACGCCGGTAGCCTTACTTCGGCTAACGAGTTCGCTGCGTTCCGTGGTCGTCCTCTGGACTCTATCACGTACTTCACCGGACGTACCAACCAGACGGACTTCAACCAGCTTCGCTCGGACCTGAACTCCTGGCCTGGCTACCGGATCATCTGTGTTCCTTCGCAGGTTGCCTCCCGAGGCAACTACGGCACCAACTCTAGCGACCAGGCATTCTGGGCTAACTGGGGTACGCTGGCGAAGAACCAGGGATGGAACGATGGACGAACCATTGTCCGCCTGAACTGGGAAGCCAACGGCGACTGGTATCCGTGGGCTTGGGTTAACGGTGGAGCTAGCCTCTTCGTTACCACGTACATGAACACGGTGAACGCCATCCGGAGCACCGCTCCTAAGATGCTGTTCAACCTTACCATGAACCGGAACAACGTCAACGGCGGGGTTAACTGGAAGACTCAGATCTACCAGCCGCTGCTGAACCACTTCGACATCATCGGGCTGGACAGCTACGACGACTGGCCCAACCAGTCTACGGACTCTGGCTTCACCTCAGCGCTAGCTAACGACCCAGGCTTCACCTCGATCGCAGCGTTCTGCCGTGCCAACGGTAAGATGATGTGGTTCGATGAGTGGGGTCCGTCGCACCGGCCGGATGCCGGTAGCGCTGCTGGTGGAGATGACCCGTACTACATCAGCCGGATGTATCAGCTCATGGCGGCCAACGCCGACGTGGTTGCTGGTGAGACGTTCTACGAGGACCGTGGCACCAACGGCCAGGACGGTAACCTGATGGCTGACGACAAGGGAGCTTCGCGCAACCCTAACAGCATCATCGAATACCGCAAGACTACTCGATGGGGTAACCAGTAAGATGAGTACATCCCAGAACGGATGGCCCGCGTACAACGACACGAAGAAGTTCGTTCGTGGTACTGCTGCGGGCTTCGGCTTCTGGGCTGCGAACGATGACGTGCGCGTCATCTTCGAGGATCTGGTCGGGTGGTTCAACAGAGTCGTTGAACCCCTGGCCGGTAAAGTCCTGGACGACTGGTCCTGGGCTAACCGGAATGTTCGCGGCTCAGACACTCAGGTGTCTAACCACGCGAGTGCGACAGCTATTGACCTGAATGCCCTCAAGCATCCACGTGGTGTAAAGAATACCTACACCAAGACTCAGCGCGCTGCTATCGACAGGCAGCTCGCCTACTACGAAGGCACCGTCCGGGCGGGTAAGGATTACGTCAACTCGCCCGAGGATGACATGCACTTCGAGATCAACTCCGGCAAGATCGCGGTCAAGCATGTGGCCGACAAAATTCGCGCCAAGCTTAAAGCGCAGGAGGCTTTAATGGCTAAGCTCGACAAGGACGACATCAAGGCTATCGCCGAAGCGGTATGGACTATTGATATTGTCCCCAATGAGAATGCTCCGGAGGGTTCCAAGAACCCGACATGGACTCCTCGTAGTATGATCTCTGACATCGAGAATACTCAGGACAGCCACACGGAAATACTCAATCAAATCCTAGCTAAACTGTCCGGTTCTAAATAACACGAGGTAGGAAATGAGTATCCCATGGGAAAGTCTGGCATCAATAGGACCTTGGGGACTCGTTACCCTATTCGTGATCCTGATCTTTTTTGGATTCCTGGTCCCAGGAAAACAAGTGAAGGAATGGAAGGACCTATATCTCCGAGAGAGGGAATCTCGGGAGGATATGCAGGGTCTCATGGGCCTTCTACGGAAGGCTCTGGACGCACTACCTCCCCTCAACAGGGAGGAAGAATAGTGAATTGGCTTTCCATCCTTACGCCTCTGACCAGCAGCAAGGAGCTTGCTGAGGCTAAGCGCGCAACGGAGGCAGGTCAAGAAGAAGTAAAAGAATTGACTCGTGAGCTACGAAAGATTGACGAGGAAAATCACATCGCGGCTAAGATACACGCTGCTTTTCGAGGAGAACAATGGAACTGAACATCCTCGGGAACTGGCTCCTCGTTATAGCTATGATTCCCGCAGTGCTGTCGGTGCTAGTTTACTCTAGGGTAAAGTGGTACCGATCCCAGGCTGGAATCCATCTTATGACGTACATGGCCGCAATAGCAAGTGTCTTGCTTCTCGGGGTATTGCGCATAGTGATTGCTGACTCTGAGGTATTCTACCTCATAAGAGTGTTGGCATACATTGCCGTTGTTATAGTTCTATGGTGGAGGCTCAGCTTCCTCATCAAATCCTACAGAGAGAAGGACTAATGTCTACCCTCTTCACGCGAATGCTCGCTGAGAACGTCATCGTTTCGTATCTCTACGCCGGTGTTCTGTTCCTGATCGCCAACTGGACTGGCGACATCGAGGTTAGTCTGGGCAAGGGTGCCCTGCTCGCTGGTATCCCCGCCGCTCTTGCCGTTATCAAGGGCGCTCTCGCTAGCCGGGTCGGCTCCACCGACTCGCCCCAGTTCACGGAGTAATATTGCCTAGGGTCAAGCGCGGCTCTCACTGTCGTGAGGGCTGCGCCACCCGCAGCCATTCCTCGTACATTGAATGCATGAGGGATGCTAGCATCCGGGTGGCATACACGAACTCAGCCAACGGCTGGGACAAGTCCAAGGAAGACCGCTGGACTAAAGAGAACGATCGGTACTCTGACATGCTGAAGTCTGGCATCGAGCCCGAGGGCACGACCAATGCCCAGATGGACAAGACCATGCGGAAGCATGAGAAGGCACACGCTCTGTCTACCGCTGTAGCCAAGGGCGACTTCGACGTTAACTAGGAGGGGCAGTGGCCTACCCGTCAGGTGATACCTTCGGGTCAATGATCACAGAGGTGATCGACAGCCTGCAAGGTTTCGGTACCAGCAACGACCAGGTATGCACTCTGACGAGCGCACTGTCCACCGCAGGTACGACGTTTCAGGTGGACGACACCAACGACATCGGTCGAGGGATCATCGAGATCGACGGCGAGATCATGTATGTCGCCAGCACAGACAATGGAAACGTGTACCTCACGCCCTGGGGGCGTGGATACAAGGGGACCGTTAAGACTACGCACAACGCCGGTACGCCGGTGTGGATCAGTCCTACCTGGCCCCGGTCTATCGTTGGCCGCGAGATCAACAACATGGTCAAGGCCCTGTACCCCCAGCTCTTTGCTGTAGGACAGACTGAGTTCTCTGCCAGTATGTCTAACACATACCAGTATGAGATGCCCATTGACGTTGAGCGCGTGCTCAGCGTTCAGTGGAAGTGGGGTGGCTACCCCAACTATGAAACCGTGAAGGCGTGGGAGCTGGACTATGCCAGCAATCGCACCGACTACAACACGGGTAAGTCTATCATCATCGGCGATCCGATTCCCGCAGCCGCAAGGCTGACGGTTACCTACGCAAAGTCTCCCAGCATTATGACCAACGAGTCCGACTCGTTCGCTGCTACGACTGGTCTGCCCGCGAGCACGCGGGATGTGGTGATCCTCGGCGTTGCGCAGAGGCTCATTCCCTGGCAGGACACTGCGCGTCTGCCAGTTCAGACCGTGCCCACCGATATGGTGGACAGCCTCAAGCCGGTGGGCAATGCCCAGTCCAATGCTCAGTACATCCGAGCGCTCTACAGCGCACGGCTGCTCGAAGAGATTCGCAACCAGCAGTCCAAGTACCCGACTCGTGCCCACAAGGTGAGGTAATGGCTAACCGCAACTACTCTAGCGTTGCTCGCGCTGTCACCATCACCGCAAGCGTGAGCGGTTCAAGCGTCAGCATCCCCGTGTCTGAGACGACCGGCTTTCCCTCCGTGCCGTACACCCTGGTCCTAGACCCTGGACGTACTGCTGAAGAGGTTATCACCGTCACTGCACAGGTTGGGCTCACCCTCACCGTTGCACGCGGCCAGGACGGCACTACGGCCGTCCCACATGATGCCGGTGCTACGGCCCGGCACATGGCTACCGCTCGGGACTTCCGGGATGCGGGCGATCACATCGCCCTGACCAACGGTGTCCACGGCGTGACCGGCTCTGTCGTCGGTGACATCGACGGGCAGGTGCTTGACAATAAGACCTTCAGTCCTCTCGGGACTGACCATACTGCTATTCAGATCAGGCAGGGCGTGTCGCAGACAGCGCCACTCCTCGTGTTCCAGGAGCCGGGCGGAACGCCCGTTCTCTCCTACACGAACAACGGTGGAGTTGTTATCCAGGGTACGCAGACCCTCCGGCCTGCTATCGCTGGTGCTACGCCGCTGACGGTTCAGGGTGTCAGTGGTCAGACCTCACCGCTCCTGGCCCTTCGGGACCAGGCTGGTGGTAGCCTATCATACATTGACGCTGCTGGCAAGTTCTATGGGAACGTGCAGGGAAGTGTAACCGGTGACATCAGTGCCACCAACGTAACTACCACGAACCTTACGGCAACCAATGCCACGTTGTCAAGCCTTGCGCCAATCCTCGGAAGGGTTCCGTTTAAGATCCGAGTCGGATCTGTTCCTGCTGCAATCCTGCCAGGCACTACGTCGATTGTCGTTACGGAAGACCTGTCGTCCACTGGGTTCACTCAGAACCCGTATGTGATTGCGACCATCTCCACGAATGAGACTGACGCCGACGCCAGGCGCGTCGGGGTTGAGCACCTCGTGCTGTCCGGTACTAGCAGCGTGCAGTTCAGGGCGTTCCAGACTGCCGGAGTTGCACTCGGAACTACGGGCAACTACTCCATCCAGTACATCGCTATTCAGATGTCCTCTTCCACCTCTGCGGGGTAACAATGGCAGGTAGCTTCCTAGAGTCTGCCGTTCCTGACATCACAGAGTCGATCCCTACCCACATCTCGGCGCGCGTCGGCGCTCCGATCTATGTGGCGAAGGGGATTAAGGCTGATGTTGCCATTGCTGAACTCGCGTTCAGGTATGCCATCAGCGACTCTCTGCCGTACGTCAGGCAGACCGCAGACTTCAGGCGTACACAGATCGACACCAGCACCGAACCAGGCGAGCAGACGCTCGCACAGTGGTGGGTGCGTGACCAGGATTCTTGGCACAAGGGTGCTGGCATTAACTACTACGAGCCCGGCTCGGACAGTGGCATCACCCGGTATCGCTACGCTAGTAGCTACGGTGTCGATGTCTGGACGCAGGGCGAGGCTAAGCTACTGCATCGCATGATGCAGGTAGAGACCAACACTGCTCCTCAGTATGCCACCAGTGCCATCATCGGTGGAGTGAACAACGTCATCGGCAACGAAGGCGGTCAGGTTTTCAGGACTGACGGCGACAACCGCACCAACTTCACCGGTGCAGCAGGGGTCGGTGAGCCCGTTATGGCGGGCTCTCGCATCCTCGTTGGTACATCCACTGGCATCGCCTCTGGCGTAGCCTCAGGGACCACCCTGGCGGCTCTCTGGACGGGTGCTGCTGGTGTCGTCCGGCCGTGGTGGGTTAAGTCCCGCATCATTGCAGCCGTTGGCCCCTCGCTCTACGAGCTGAGTATGGTTGGCGGTACGTGGCCGACTACGCCACTGTATACCCATCCCGATCCTCTGTGGACGTGGAGCGGTGTGGCCGAAGCGCCAGAGGCTATCATCGCATCGGGCTACTCTAGCGGATACGGCTACATCTACCGGTTCACTCTGGACTCATCTGGTACTGGCACGCCCACTCTGGGCGCTGCTAGCCAGGTTGCCGACTTTCCTCCGGGTGAAGAGGTTCGCTCTATCAAGGGCTACCTCTCCGCCTACCTGGCGATCGGGACCACTCGTGGTCTCCGTATCGGCATCCTTGATACCGATGGTTCCTTCCGGTATGGGCCTCTGCTCTTTGAGACCACACATCCCGTTGCTGCCCTCGGAGCCAGGGACTCCTTCATCTACGCTGGTGTTCAGGGCGATATCAACGGGAGAAGCGGGTGTGCCCGCGTGGACCTGTCAACTACGACAGACGACACGGGCCTGCGCTTTGCTTGGGCCTACGACGTTGCAGTCCCTGACGCCCCGCTGATCAATTCGGTGACGTTCCTCGGAACGACCGAAGGTGTTGTCCTTGCCACCGCTAACGCTGGTGTCTGGGCTCAAGACCCGGACCAGTACGAACCGGATGGTGTCCTTCTGTCTGGCCGTATCAGATACGGCACGCTTGAGGATAAGGCATTCAACCGGCTAAAGGTCCGAGCCGACATAACCGGTACCAGCTCGATCGACCTGGTAACAGTTAACTCGTCGGAGAACGAGGAGTTCATCATCGGTCTCGGTGGATCATGGGACGACTCGCAGGACATTACCCTCAAGAGCATTGCCGACGTGGGCTCTAGCCATGCGAGTATCAAGCTCGTACTTCACTCTAGCACAGACGGTACAGCTACGCCAGTGCTTCAGGGATTCCAGCTTAAGGCTACGCCACTCCCGCGTATCCAGCGGACCATCACCCTCCCACTCATCCTCAATGATATTGAGGAGGATGGGAATGGCAACAAGTCCGGACGGTACGGGATGGCCTATGAGCGCCTCGCCGCTCTCGAAGATCTTGAGCAGAGCAAGAGCGTGGTTCTCGTCCAGGATTTCACCTCGGGCGAAGCCTTTGCTGCTCAGGTGAGAACTATCCAGTTCCAACGGAACACTCCCGTCTCTAGGAATCGGAAGAACTGGGGCGGTGTGGTTCAGGTCGAGGTGCTTAAGCTGTAACCGTCGATCACCTGGATGTCGGCTCGTTTAGCCATGAGCATACACCCGAGCGTCCCCTTGTTTCGGCTTCCCGGCTTCGGGAAGGCTAACACCAGGTCGGGCCTGGTGTCAACCATCTCCTGATTGCGGATGGGTCCTGCGGCTTTGTCGTACAGATCCCACCGGGCAATGCGCATGTCGTATTCGAGACCTGCTTCGTCAGCCATCTGACGCAGTGCCCAGTCGGCCCCGGTGGGGCAGTCGCCCACGATGAACGATACGGCAACCTCGGGTTGCTCGGTGCGTAGCACATGAAAGAGGGCACGTGTCACCATGTTGATGGTGGACTGGTCATTCGGCCACTCTCGTGACCCCGTGATGAGGATCTTCACAGTCTCGGCTTTCCGCAGACGCAAGTACCCTTCTCGCCACCGGGAAACGGTGGGCGAGATTCGGTCTGAAGATTGCCCCTGGCATCCCAGACGGCAGTCTCAACGACCCGCTCTCGGCGGGGCTCAGCGCCCCAGCGAGGGACGTTGGTGTAGATGTCCGCCTGCTGGGCGATCCGGTCGGTGGCGACCCTCATGCTCTCCCTGAGCCCATCCATGTAGCGATCCATGGCTACGGGGCGAGTGGGCGGTGTGGCTCGTTCTCTCTGTGATTGGGCATCTCCCCGACACTGGCCCGGCGGGAGGGCACAGAACCTACAGTGCACATTACCTCCGCCCGAACATTGACACTCCTGATAGGCGTGACCTACTGGCATGGTTCCCTCCTGGTATAAACGAATCGTTGACGTTGGTATGACCGGTCCCGACGTTGATATAGTCCGGCGTAAGCTCGGGCTTGGTCCCGGTCCCTATGATAGCACAACCGAAAGGATGGTGGCTAGCTTGGCCCGGAGTAAAAAGATCGCCAGCAATGGCGAAGTGAATAAGGAAGTTGCCGAGCATCTCGGCCCCTCAGCAGCCGAAGCGGCTGGCCTAGGGCCGGGTTGGTATACGCGCCCCATCGAACAGATGTTCCAGGAGGGCGAAGATGTACGCGCTCTCCGTGAGCGCCTCGGTCTTGGAGACTACGATAACCGTTTCGATGCAGACGCGGAAGCGGCAGTGCGGCGGATTCAGTCCGCCAATGACCTGCCCGTGACTGGGCTGGTCGATGAAGCTACGGCTAGGATTATCGGTTAGTATCAGCAGAGAGCCCCGGCCCTCAGGTCACAAACCTGAGGTCGCCGGGGCCTTCTACTTGTTATAGGAGCAGCATCTCGCACACCCTCCGGAGGGAGGGAGGTCCCCGTCGAGCGCACTGACGCGCTCAACTATAACGCCTGGTGCTGCAACACCAGACTACATCTGCTCCCGCCTTGCTCGAATTGCCATGAGCACTTCGTAGATATCCCCGAGTCTCATGTGTGCTGCCATGTGCTGTTCCTCGTAGTCGTCAATGAGCTGGACGAGGTTCAGCAGCAGAGCCACCTTGTCGGACACCATCCCCATTGCAGTGTAGGCATCCAGCGAGACCTGAGCCCAGGTCGCAACACCGATCGTTGCAACGTACGGGACCGACAGGTCTATCTGTGCCTGATGGATGACCCGTGACGCCTCCTCCGGATTGCCAATGAGGGGAGGCTCGTTCTCAGCCATTGCCCAGCACCGCGTCGAGCTTTTGCAGAACCTCGTCGGTGATGTTCCAATGGATGTTCGCCGTCTCGTACGCCTCCTGAAGCGCATCGAGAGCGGAGTTCAGTTCCTGGTCCTTCTCGTCGCCGGACTCACCGGCTCCGTTGCGGAAGACGATCAGGTCCTGGACCTGAGCACGGGTGTTGTCGATGAGTGCAGCATACTCCTTGCCCGAGTCCCGGATGCGGGACGACAGGTTGCGGATGTCATCTGCGTAGCTCAAGAGATACCACCCATCTCGGCGACGAACTGCTGGATGGCTTCGATCTTCTGCTTGGTTCCCTCGGCAACCTCGCCCTTGGTCTCCCATTCACCGGCGAGCTGAGAGGCGTACTCCTGAGCCTCTCGGATCTCGGTGTCGAGAAGGCGTGCCCGCTCGATGTCGTCCTCGATACCGGTCTGCTGGGCGTGTCCGCCGAGCTGTTCGGCACCAGCCAGTGCCAGGGACAGGCTGTGCTCAGCAGCCTGAGCTGCCGCCTGTGCCTGCTGAACGAACGTTGCGGTCTCCTCCACCTTCTCGATGGCCTCGCTGAGCGAGGTGAAGACTTCCTGAATGAACGTCATTGCTCTCCCTCGTTAAGCAGCGGGCGTTGCGCCTCGCTGATTCTGGTAATGGTTTCCCATGCTGGGATCACCATATGGTACACACCCACCGGTCACGAAGTCAAACGTGACCTGGCAGATCCTCATGCCAGGAGTGAGTTCGATATCCCACTCCGAGTGGTTTACCATCTCTAGTGTGATCTGCCCGGAGAATCCCGGGTCGATCAGACCAGCAGTGACGTGCACCGCCAGGCCACGACGGCCTAGCGTACTCTTCCCGTGGACAGTTGCAGCGACCTCGGGTGAGAGGGTCACCACCTCAGTGGTGTGACCCAGCAGAAACTCGCCGGGCTTGATCCAGTAGTTGATGGCATTTGTCGGACGGTAGAAGCCGACTGCGAACTCAGACCCGAGCGTCAGTTCATAACTGACGGGCTGTAGATACGGAGCCTCTCCTGTAAGCAGTGGGGGCGAACCCTCGATCTTGATTCGCCCTTGCTCCATCTGCTCCTCGATCATATGACTACCGAACATCGTGCAGCTCCCGGATCAGGTCGTCGATGACTTCGGTGGCGCCTTCCATGCCAGTGTCCCAGCCGTCACCGAATCTGTCGGTAGCCTGGAAATTCTGGATCTTGACGAGGATGCGGCGCTTGGCTTCCTCAAGTCCAGCAACCACGACATCAACGTATGGACTGCTCAAACCTACCACTGATCCTTGCCAGCGGCGGCCTGGTCCCACCCGAGGAGCCACATCTTCTCGTCGGAAGTCCTCTTCAGAAGACCGGACTTGTCACGGGCAACGCCGTTCTTGTGGGCACGCAGGCCCTCGACGTACATCTCCTTGGACCGGCCAGTGAAGCTGTTGCGGTTGATCTTACCCTTCGGCATTGTTCCCCTTCGGTCGGTTGTCGTTCTCGATCAGGACCTTGAACATCGTGCGTCCTGCTGTATGGAATCCTACCACACCTTCGGGCTTGTCGAAACCCGGAGCAGCGAAGGACTTGCCTCCGTTGACCTTGAACATATTCAGGGCCATGGTTTCATTGAAGCCAGTGGTTGAACCCAGGCGGGGCACGACACCAAGACCAATGTCCGGGATGAGCGCTCCGCTCTCGGAGGCGAGCCATCCCCAGCGGTCAACATTGAACAGGCTGAACCGTCTGTGATCCAGGCCATAGTTCCGCTGGATACCACGACCCCACCACTCACCATAGTGCAGGCCAGGGCCGAGCACGTCAGCCAGGGTCATGGCGTTCTCTTTGACCCACGAGGCGAAGCCGAAGTTGTCGGCTTTCGTGGTGAGCCATCGGTTGCGGCTACCGGCACGAACCCAGTATTCGTACTTGGGATCGAGGGTATCTTCATCCACCTCCGTGGACGGAGGGATCACCACGGTGATGCCCTCTTTCTCCTCCCAGTCGGCGATGTCGTTGACGCCAGTAGCCATACCGAAGGGCTGCTCCTCAACGGAGACCATGCCATTGGTGCCGTCGATCTTCTCCGTCCAGATGACCTCTCGGTTCAGCCGGGGGATCTTTCCGAAGGCTGGGTATTCACCAGATTCCATCATTCGGGTTGTCTCCTTTGTCGGGGTTGATGTCCTTCTGGTATCCGAGCTGTTCGTAGTCGCTGATCTGTCGTCGGAAGTCAACGACTTCCTTGGATCGGTCAACCTTCGAGAGAGAACCGTCGGGGTTCTCAACGATAGACGTACCGCCACCCTCCTTGATCTTCTCTCGGGTGACCTCGGTCAGCTCGGCGGTCTTCTCCGCCACTGTGGCGGTGACCTTGTTCGTGTAGTGCAGCGCTTCCGCTGCAACCTTGGTGCGCATGTTGCTACCAACAGCATACAGCACACTGGCACTTGCCGCAATCCCTGTCCCGCCTCCGGCGAGGACAGCAGTGATGAACTCCATCTTACTCCCTCTCTCTAGTCGCTCGCTAGCGCCTCCGCGCTCGCTCTCCCTGTGTGTGGCAGCCTTCAGGGCTGCCCTCCTCACTCGCTTCGCTCGTATTGTACCTTACGTTAGCATGGCGGCGAACGCCATGCAAGTCACTCTCATCTGGACACCGCTGAACGGTGTCCCCGTGCGAGCGAAATTCTGAAGGCGAGCACACTGTACTCGGCTGTGCTACACTGCAACTATGACACAGCAGCGGCTGAGCTACTCAGCCTTCAAGCAGTATCGTACATGTCCAGAGCAGTACCGTCTAGACAGGGTGGTCGGTCTTGATGACCGACCTGGATGGTACAATGCAGGTGGTACCGCTGTCCACCACATGACCGAGGACAACGACTGGGCGTCGCTAGGCGCCCCTGTGAAGGAACACGAGGGTTGGACGTACAAGGACTACCTTGAGCTTGCAGTAGTCGAGGAGGAGAAGTCCTCCGGCTTCCCACGTGCTAGCTTTAAGACAGCAGGCAGGAAGACGAAGGCCCTCCCCAACGGGGAGGATGAGCGGTGGTGGCTCAACGAAGGACCAAGCATGGTCCGACGCTGGGACGTGTGGCGCGACAAGGTTCCGTTCGACATCTGGGTTACCCCCGATGGCGAGCCAGCCATCGAGATCCAGTTTAGCATGGAGCACGGCGATGACGTGCTCACCCCCGGCACCATTGATCGAGTCTTCCAGTCTCGTGAGACTGGTAAGCTCATCGTGGTTGACCTCAAATCAGGCAAGCCGCCCAAGGAGAACGTTCAGCTAGCCACGTACGCCGAAGCGCTGACTCGCCGGTACTCGGTAGAGTGTAGCATCGGAGGGTACTGGATGGCAAGAGATGGGCTCCTCACCGGGATGCACGTCTTGACCCAGGACATGGGTGCTAAGCTTGATTACGAGTTCGACACAGTAGCTAAGGCTATCAGAGCGGACATCTTCCCCGCAACACCGTCCGGTCTGTGCAAGAACCACTGCGAGATGGCCCGCTTCTGCTACGCAGGCGGCCAGCTCTCCGACCCCCGACACCTTCCGTACTAGGAGGAACATGCCCGAAGTATTCGAGGACGCCCGAGTCGGGGTCCTCATGGATGTGAACAAGCGACTACAGCGCATCGACACCATCGCACAAGAGAACGGTGGAGTCAAGTACGGCTCCGACTGGGCGGACATCCGACCGGATGATCCGACACAGAACACTCGTCATGCCCAGGCGATCATTGCTAAATACGGCGATGTCTGGTACGACGTGATCCGTGCTAACCTGATGGTAGCTGCTAGCGCGGAGGACAAGCAGACTCTTGAGTCTGTCGCAATCCAGGTGGCTGCTCTTGCCACCGCATGGGCTGCTGACATCCGTCAGCGCCCGGTCAATGTCTGAGGAGACTATACCTAATGAGCGAGAACTTCAACCTTCAGGCTTCGTTCAAGACCCGCAGCGGCACGCTGATCAACCTGCGAGCGGAGTCCGAAGAGGAACTGGGCAACTACCTCGACGCCCTCGGGCGTCTCATCCCTCAAATCGACAGCATCGAGAGCCTCATCGGTGCGATGGAGACGGTCTATGCTGTTATGGCTCCGGACAGGGGTGCTGGCGGTGGTAACCGTAGCTATGGTGGCGGTCGGCCCCAGGCCAGTGCAGCCCCTGCCGACGCTCCTGCCGGTGGTGGACACACCTGCGCTCATGGCGACATGACGTACCGTACCGGCGAAGGTAAGAACGGTCGGAAGTGGGAAGCCTACTTCTGCCCCGCCCCGAAGGGAGACCCGACTCAGTGCCAGCCCCAGTGGGTGTAAGCTCTGACGTGAGGGTGGTCCGGTTCGAGTCTGAACCGGGCCGTCCGGCCCTTCACATCGGGTCTGCATGGCTCGTTGTGAATGGCAACCGGTTTGATGTGGTATGTTTTATTGGTGATAGCCACCAGGCTACCATCTTCTACACCGACACACAAGAGGCGGACGTTGCAGACAGGGACCCGGGCACTAGCTAAAGCCACCCGGTCTGTCCCGCTCCCTGAGGTGGCACTGCTCTCTCCGCTGTATGCGGAGGGGGTGGTGCCCCGCCAGGGGCAGCTCATCACAGTCTTCG